AGCTTCTGTTTTGTTTTCAAGAAGTCAAATAATCCCATTTGTGTATATTTTAGTCAAAGTTAAAGATTTTATATTAGAATACGCTTACTTGGAATTTAGGAGTGTATTCAAAAATCATCCTCATTGCCAAACAATCGCTAAAGTCTGGAGAACGACCTATCAAGGCTTTTACTTTATCCTTTGGCATTACTCCTTTTTTGCCATCATTATCTACTGACTTTTGTTTGACTTGCTCTAACTCTTGTATTATCTTTTCTTTAGTAGTGCCACTTGCATTAATAAAGATTTTATTATCGTTCATTAACTCTGCTAACTTAAAGTAGCATTGTGATTTAAGGTTATCAAAGTTTTCCTTTTGTCTTGTTATAGGGTTTTCTAATGGAGAACTATTGTTCACAAAACCTTTGCACCTAAGTATATCTACAACACCGCCTCCAACTCCATCCTCATCGACTACTATTTGCGAGTTAGGTACTTGATGTTCTGCTTGGAATTGTTTTATAATTTCAGCAACCTCAACAACTGATTTCCCATTGTATTGATGAAGTTTAACACGAAACCCATCCCAAATACCAATGACAGTACTATCAGAGCCAAAACGTGCAACATCACAAGTAATATAATATGGGCCAGTAGGTAAATAGCCGCTATTAAAAGCATCAAGTATTTTGTCATATTCGATTAGTATTGATGGGTCGTTAGAATATTCCCAGTTACCAAATAGCAAACGTTCCTTTGAAACTGTATCTAAGGTTAAAAGGTTTTCCTTATAGTGCTTTGAGATAAATGGGTTATCGTCAATTAGGGATGCGATAAATTGTTTATTCTTTGCTATTGTGCCGTCTACTTGTGGCTTATAAAACTCCGAGTAGGTCCAGTTCTTAGCTGGGTTACAAGTGTAAAGTACTTTAGGTATTAGTTCGTTTTCGTCAAGCTGGTATCTTATCCTTGACTTGATAATATTTCGTGCCTTATCTTCTATCTGGTTTGCCTCGTCTATAAATGCATCTGTAATCTCTAATGAACCCAATTCATCAAAGTTAGGGTCGCTTGGGTAAGCATAAAGGTCTTTAAGTAGAATCACCGAGCCGTTAAATAATTCTATTTGGCTCATCTGTCCATTGTACTTGTAATGCTTACCAGCTTCTAAGCCTTGCATCTTTGCCACTTGAAAGAATGATACTAATGTAGTTTCCTTAAGTGTCTTTAGTACGGCACGACCAATTAAGCCTCTTGTGTTTGGGTATTTTAGTCTTTGCTTTAACTGCCAGTAACAACCTAATGCAGTCTTGCCACCACCAGCCCCACCGCCAAATAAAATCTCATTTGTGGTTTTATCTTCAAGTAAATCTAAGGCTATTGTCTGTTTTATTGATAATTCCATTATAGGCTGCCAGTATTTCCTACATAAGTTTTTTTCTCCTCCCAAGTTATATTTACTCCACCGCTTACTTCTACCTCTGTTGATTGCTTAGGCTTACCCTCTAATCGATCTAAGATTATCTCATAGGCTTTAAGGTCGCCCTTTCTCGCCTTAGCTATAATCTGCATATCTAATTGTTCTGCTATGCTAAATTCCTCCTCCTCTCCAGTTACTGGGTTTCTTACCTTAGTAACTAATTCAAGTAAACGTAAAAGTCTTGTCTTACTATTTTGCACTCCCTTAGGTCTTCCTGGTCCACCAGGATTGCCTACTTGGAATGGCTTTAAATTTTGCTCATTTGCCATATCTCACGATTTTTTCTCGTTTTACAAAGTTAAATTAATTCCCAACTGGTTGTTAATCTATTTGAACTATCTGTTTTTCTTGTACTTATAGGGTTACCAGTATTTAAGTTTTGTGGTGGTTTTCTTCCAAAGTTTTTGCAAATCCAGTTTTTATGTTTTTTTAAGCCAAATATTAAACTTGGAGCAGATGTTACAATTGTAAATCTCCAACCATTTTTTAAGTAATAATTCCCTATTTCATTTAAAAATTTAATACCTATTCCTAATCCTTGATAATCTGGTAAAATAACTAATCTATGAACTGTTTTAAAGTTTTTTACTTTAGGATGAGGGAAATGAAAAACACTGCAAAATCCTGCTAATTGGTCATTTACAAATGCTAAATAAACAGATGCTGCGTTATTATGTGTATGACTTAAATAATGATGCTTAGCAAAGACTTTCCAAATTGATTTATCGCTTGTTTGGAATATTTCAAATTTGATGTCTGGTCTATTTTTTTTTTGCCCATCGCAATTGCGAAAGGTCATTGAATCAGTATCAAATACCCAATCTGGTAATAACCAATCTTCTACATCATAATGACAAGTTACTGCTATAAATTGTTTTGATGTTTTTCTAATAGCTTTTTGCATTGCAAAAGAACCTATTTGTGCTACATTTCTATCTACTACGCTTGTAAACTCATCAAATACAAAAAAGTTTTGTTCTGAAAGTATTGCTCTTGCAAGGTCAACTCTCATTTTTTCTCCATTTGATAAAACGGAATAAGGTTTTAACCAAGATGGTGGCGAACTAAAACCAACTGAATTAAACGCTTTTGTAATATCTTCAACTGAACAATCTTTAGGCATATCATCTAAAATTGTTTCTGCTGAATATTCAAAATTTGTTATGTATGAATCTGGGAACAATTGTTTAGCAATGGTTGTTTTACCACTGCCGCTTTTGCCTACAATTAATCCTATTTGCCAATTTTCATTTATATCAATGTTGCCTTGAAAATGTTCTTTTATTTGATTGCTTTCTAAATCAAATTTTCCCATTACAGATGCAACTCTGAATGTTTTTTTTGGCTCTGCAGTTTTTACAATGTTAAAAGTCGGCATTCGTAGTTTTCTTCTATTAGTTTATTATATGTTTTTTCTTGTTCTTCTTCCGATTTACAAATAATTTCTATTTTAAACTCGGATTTTATTTTATCGCTTAAGTCTTTTTGTTCTTGTTCGTCAATAATATCAAAATTTGGTATATCAAGACCCCATTCTGTTAAAAGTTGCTCATCCCAATTATTAGCTAAATCATCCCAATCCCACTCACCGTATCCTACGTTATCCTTTACAATAAACTCTTTCTTTTGTAAATCTGTAAGGTCTTTGGCTTGAACTACTGGTACATTTGTTAACCCAGCCTCAATACACGCTTTTAACCTCATGTTGCCTCCAAGTACAACATTATTTTCATCTATTACAATAGGTCTAAGTTCCAACATTTGGGGGAAGGACTTAATAGACTCAACAAGTTGCTTAAACTTATGGTCTTTTATTATTCTTGGATTTTCTGGGTTTGGTTTGATTTGTGATATTAGCATCTGCCTTGTCTATTATATGATTTAACTGGTTTGTCTTTCGGACCAGAAGTCTTTTTAGCTTTGCCGCATTTACGCTTACCAAATTGAATTTTTCCGCTATTTGTTGATTTAGCCATTATAATAATTTAAAATCTTTATGTTTACTTATTATTCTATTTTTTATTGTTGGTCTTGATACGCAAAGATAATTAGCACAATCTTGAAAAGACTCAAATATTTTATTTTCTGGTATATACAATACTTTTTTAGACATTGGATGCAAATCACCAGTTCTTCCTAATGCTGGTTTTATTAATTTGTTTCTTTGACTTAAATATGGTCTTTTAATACCAAGATTAATCTTCCCTTTAGTAGCTATTCTAATAGATTCTTTGTGTTTTTCAGATAGTATTTTGCCTTTATGCGTCTTTGATATTTTATTTGCAACTAATGGGTCTTTACTAATAGCTTTAGTTGGATTTCTAACTAAATTCATTCCATCTTTATTGTCTTTATTATAAGTGCCAAATAAACCAATATAAAACTGCTCCCATAATAACATTTCTTCATATGTAATATCTCCTAAATCAATTATTAATTTATAAAAATTGTCAAACCCATATTTATTAATAGTTTTTGTTGAAAATCTATTATCGTTATTATTTCTATATTGATAAAATCTTTTACTTAAATTTTTTGTAGACCCTACATAGGTTCTACCATCAGTATGACTTAGTAAATCTAAAAAATAGATATATTTATTTGCCTTCGCCATATTTTTCTATGATTTCGTTTAGTTCTTGTCTTGACCACTTTTTGAGCAGTCTTGATTGGCTTTCTAAATACAATACAACTCCCTCACCTACCTTTTCGCATAGATTACGTCTGTACCCTATAAGATGAAACTCATCAAAGCCATTGCATCTTTTACATTCTCCGTTTACATTGTACTCGTCAAACCTTAAAGCACTTGATCTTTTAACTGGTACAAAATGCCCAGCATCCATTTGGTCAGTCGTTTTAGTTTCTAAACAACTAATACAAGTAAAATAACCATTTTGGCTATCTCGTTTTCTTATATATGCGTTAAATACCTTTTGTGCCTTTGCGGTTAGTTTGGGTATTGTTATTAATGCCATAAGACAAAGTTAGGGGTTATGTAGCCTAAAAACAACAGTTCTACCATTAACCTCAAATCGCTTCTTTTTTAATGGGCTTAATCCTTGTCTTAAAGCATACTCATTTACTTTAGTTGTTCTTACTGCATAAGCTATGCTTTTAAATATTGTAACTTCTTTTGTTTCTATGTCAATCATTTTTATTGGTCTTGCATTTTCAGTTCCACTTGCTATCATTTTCTCCATCGTTTAAATTCAAAATAAAGGTTTGCAGTTGTTATTAAAAGTAGTGCTAAAGGAACACTAATAAAGAAAAATTTAATGTATTTCATAGTTATTTATTTTTAATAAAAAAATATAAATCCTATTAAAAATCCTAATAAAAACCCACAAATAAACCCTCCAAATATTAATTTATTAAATATCTTTTTTAATTCATATTTTTCTAAATTTATATATTCAAAAGTATAATTTTTTGTTATTTTCATAGTTATTTGTTTTGGTTATAGGTTTGGTTGTAGTATTCTTCGCCATTTATATTTTCTTCTAAAAAGTATCTTGGCACAATTGTACTTCCTCTTTTATCCCAAGCCTCTATTATCTGCTCTTTTTCTTTTTCAAGGAATCCATTCTTAATATTATATATTAGATTAGCGTGTGCTACATTCATACCATACACATAACTATTGTCATCATCACATGGTAATATTTTACTTTCTAATATTTCTAATAATTTTTGCATTGCTGTTTGCATAGTATTTTGTTTTAAACCAACTAAACCATCAAATAATGGATAATTGTTTTCATCTACAAATTGTTTCATAGGTTATTTGTTTTGGTTATAAAAAGAAAAACTAAATAATTTAAGTTTAGAATACCCTATAATTTTTCTAATTAAATATCTTTTAGGGTATTTATTAGTACATCTCATACATTTTTCATAATATCCTATCATAGTTTAAAGTTTAATGCCCAGCCGTTTACATAACCAACACCCATTTGTTAATTAATAAATTTTAGCTGGGCAATTATTTAGATAAGTTTTTTATATAATCATTCATTGCGTTACGATTAGCCTCTTTATCTGTATCGTTAGACATTCGGTTAGTATCTCCCATAGACTTAAATTGTGCGTGTGCCTCCTCTTTAGCATTAACATACGCTTGATGCCTTTGTTCACGATATACTTCTAACATTTCAAAAAATGTAGGCATATCCATTCTATCATAAACTTTGCCGTATTTAAACTTAGGCAAACCATCTAAGAATAGCATAATGTCCTCAATAGCTAAATTATCCTCCTCTGCCGTTTCAATTAAAGCCAAACTTAAATCATAAATCTGCTCTGTATTCATTCCTACTCTTAAATTAAAATTTAAAAGAGTTCTTGTTATTTGTTTACCTAATACAGTTGCTATTTTATCATTCCCATAAATTTTAGCTATTTGTGGTAATCGTTGGTCTTTAGGTATGTTTTGCATAACCGATAAATGATTGGGTTCTCCCTTTTCTTTGTATCTGCACATTTGATTGTGTACCTCTCCAGTACTACCAACCGCCATTGCGTTTAAAAGCAGTCTGGATAAACTGTTCTTCGGTAGCGTGGCTAACTCTTGATTTTGTTTGATTATTTGCATTTGGCTTATAATTTTTATCTATAAAAGTTCCTTTTGTCATATCTTTTGCCATCCAATTTTTTGCGGTGGCAATCCAATCTCTTTTTTTGTTTCCAGTAGAATCTGACCAATTTTTAATGACTTCGTGATAGTAGGTAAAATTAGCACCTTCATATTGAGTACCCAAAAAACTTGACTCAAATATTTTTATATCATTATAAATACTTTCACTAAAAAGAGTTTGCGTAGATACTTTCCTCTCCTTTACTTTAGTTTCCTTTTCTTTACTTTCTTTTACTTTACTTTCCTTTACTTGCATTGCATCGGCATTGCATTTGCTATGCATTTGCATTGCATTTGCATCATCAGAAACATTATCCCAGCGTTTTTGTGCTGCTAATCTTGCTCTTTGTGTTTTCTCAATATAAGGTTGTAAATAGTATAACTGTTTGATACTAAAAGTTATCTTGCTCATCTATTGTAAATAAATCGTAATTACAAACAACTGCCTTAACTTTTGGTTCACTTGTTCCCATTTCATCAGCTAATAGGTCTAAGTCTACCATTGGATACTTAAAATCTAATTGCTCCCTAAGAATTTCTAATAACTGAAAGTAAATAGCATAACCTTCTAAACCAAGTTCTTTTTGTACTCTTTTGAGTTTCCTATCGTGCCTTGCATTGGCAAAATGCGGAAAATAAAATGCATCTTTTTTCATAAATAAAAAAGGCTCTCGGCATCCACACCAGTCGGATTGGTGCTTCAGCTTTGAGCCAATAAGTTTGTAATAGGTATCCGACACCTTTGACAAATATACTAAACTAACCTATAACGTGCAAATTGTTTGTTTTTATTGTATTCCATTTCAGTAACAATTTTTAACCCTTCATTCTTTAGCTTATAAATAACCGCCGCTAATCTAAAACAGCCAAATTTATTTAAGGCCTGAATAGGGGTAATTGTTTTTCTACTTAATAGATACTTTTTGATTTGTTCTTTTTGAGTTTTCATAGTTGTTAAAGTTTTGTTAAAGTTTAAAATGGCATATTATCAGCATCTTCTTGTTCTTGTTTGTTAGAGTTTGCATACTCTTTTTTTGCATCAAATTTATATTCTTTGCCTCTGCCGCAATACTCTTTTTTAGCTTTCTCTGCTCTTTGTTCTTGACTTTGATTATTCCAAACAGTTAGGACATTTCCCTTATCGTCTGGTTCTTTTAAATAATCTACTGCAATGTTTGCATAATGCTTAATACCAGATTTAGTTTGTACTGGTTTCCATTTAATGTCCTCTTGGCAAATGTTTAATACTTTCATTTTATTTGTTTTTGTTTATTAATGACTCATTTATTAAATCCTCGTTTATTTGGTCTTCTACAATTTGGTCTTCTTCGATTAATTCCCAGTCGCAATGTTCTTTACATTCTGGACATAAATCATAAGTTGTATAACTTTCCCAGCCGCAACAAGTGTTTATATACATAATTATTAATTTAATAGTTAGCAAATTCTTCAAAGTTTTCAGCCCAATCAGACATCCTTACAGATACTTGTCTTTTTGGTGGAGTCGGAGGTACTAATAGATGTGGCATATATTTTACTTTAAACTCTTTTAATATTTGCTTTGCACCGAGTACTTTTTGTTGCATAGCTCTTGCTTCATGTGGTTTGCAAGTATCAAACTTATACTGCCAAAACTTAACGTTTTCTCTAAGCCCTTCTAATATTACTAAGGTATTCATTATAGGTTCTTTTTAGCGTTAGTAAATAATTCGTTTAGTTGGTTCTCTTGAATCATTGTGATATTTAGTTCGTACAGCTGTTTTAACTCTGTTAAACTCTCACAAAAATCAATAGCTACTACTAAATTATCTTGGGTTTCGTGTTTCTTAATATAAGGTGCTTGTTCTTTGCTAAAGTCCATCTCCTCTGCTGGAGTAGCCTCAAAACCTGCCGCTTTCATTAACCAACCTAAAAGTAATCTGTAAGCCTTGCCTTCTGCTCTTGTTTGAGCCATAGAGCATATAGCATATTCATCAAAGGTTCTTTTAGTGCGTTCTTTGTTAGAGCAAATAGCGTGTCCAATTGATACCACTTGATTGGTAGTAATATTTCGCACCTCACAAGTAGCCCAGTATTTAACCTCGTTTTCTTTGCTTAGGTCTTTTACTTCGGTAATAATTGGAATCAATCCAATTGCAGCACCAGCGTAACCCCAGCCTTCAACGTTTACAAATTGTTTGCCTTGAATGTTAGTGCTTAGTTTCTTCTCTTTGATAAGACTTGCCAACTCATTAGATAGGCTCAAAAGACTATCTTTGTTAATAAGTTCGTAGGTCGGTCTAATCTGTTGTAGTTCTTGCATAGTAAAGGTTTTTTGTTATTTAATAATTAAAAGTATAACTAATTTGTGAATAAATCAAATAAATCTTTTAAATTTTATCAAATCTTCTTTTAAGTCCGTTTGATAATGCAAACTCATTATTTCGTGGATAGTCCATAAAGCGTGTATCACTGTTGTATGGTCTCGACCAAACATATCACCAATTGTTTTTAGTGTAAAGTCAGTTTGTTCTCTTATATAGTACATTGCAATCCATCTGGCTTTGACAAGTTCTTTTTTACGGGATTTGCCTCTAATTTCAGCGTTTGACATTCCGTAATATGCTGCCACCTTACTTATTATTATTTCCGCTTTCTCTATTTGTTGTTTTAAAGCCGATTTTTCCTTCATTATGGGCTGGGTCCAGTAGTTCATTTAATTTTTGTTTTAGTTCTTTAATTTGTTTTCTTAACATCTCATTCTCTAATTCTAGAATCTGGTTCATTTTAATGTAATATGATTTATTGTCTATGTAACTCATAATTAAAAGTGTAAAAGGTTAATTGGTAGCATAAAATCTTCGGTGATTTCGTACAAATCCAAGATTAAAAAATGATATGATTTTAAAATACGCTTTTGCACTTCATTCATTCTGGCTATCTTGATTAAAATATCCTCCTCCTTTTGCATTAAGCGTATTGGCTCATCATAAGTACCTTTTCTCCACTTAGCTAAGTCTTTCTCAAATAGCGTCTGTCTTGCTTGTGCTGACTTTAATAGTTCTAATAGACAAGCTGCTCTTTTGTGGAGTATGAGTTGTTTTCCTTGATAAATTAGTTCCATAGTTGTATGTTTAAAGGTTTTCTACTAATGCGGTTAAAATAAATCCTATTAATACGATAATAAAAACGTACATAGGTTTGATTGAGTCTTGTTCGTACTTGTTCATGGTTTAAGGTTTTAAAGTGATGATAATTGAGTAACTCATGTTTGAGAAAGTAATGCTTTCTACGGTAAACATAATGCGTTTAACTTCTTTGCCAAAGTTGGTGATAATACTATCCCCTACTCTTGGTAAATGTGGAGCATTAAATACTTGTTGATAGTCGATGCCGTCTTGGGCATAATAGATGGTTGTTTGCCAATTCATAAATAAAGGTTTTGTTTATGAAGTAAAGATATATCCACATAAGTTATCCACCAAACTTATTTACATTTATTTTTAGGCTTTAGCATAATTTTAACACTTTGCTAAAAATTTTAGCAAATGATATATAATTATATATCAAAAAAAAGCAGCGTAGAAACGCCGCTCGGATAAACCTTTATTTACTATGCAATATGAATTAGGACAAATATAATAAAAAACTGGCTACTTTTTAGGGTAGCCAGAAAACCTAAGAACTATGAAAAAACAACACTACAAAGATACGACTCTATTTTGAGCCGTCTTGGAGCAGGTCTTTGTCGTGGTTATCTACCCTTCTGTACCCCTCTTTCCATAGTATTTTGGTTAGGGCAACACTTTTACGCACTATTTCAGCCTCGCTATCTTCTGGATTTAGCAAGTGCATGACTTCGTGTATTAATATCTCTAAATGCTTTTTACCTTTTAGCCTTGAATCGATAAGAATCTCCCCATCGCTACATGCAATGCCATGAGCTTTTTCTTTGCCCAGCTTCTTATATATAATTCTAATTTTTGGCACTAATGTTCATCTTTAAGCATCGCCAAATCTGGGCGGTCTATTTCTTTAGGAGTGTACTTGTGTCCACCTCTAACCTTTGCTAACGCTTTTTTTACTTCATTTTCTAACTCATAAATCTCGTTTAGTTTTGCAACTAAAATCCCCTCTTGCTCAAATAGTGTCATTTTTCCAAAATTTTTAGGTAACCTCATTTAATTTATTTTTTATGTTTTTTGCCCAGATTTGCTTTTGATATTCTTTCTTTATGTATATCAGATAATTTATGTCCTTTTGTATATGCATTACCTAACATTCTTTCTCTCATTTTTTGCTTTGTTTCTTCAGTTAATTTTCTTCCTTTTAGTTTTTCTGATATTCTTTTCTTTACTTCTTCGCTTAATTTAGTTCCCCTTTTACCATTAACAGTTTTTTCAATAGCCTCTTTTGTCCTTTTGATACCAAGATTTCCCTCGCCACCAGTTGATAAATTTGCTAAAATGCCATTATCAATTATTCTTTTATATAAACTTATAAACTCAATTTCTTTTTTACAAGCATCCTCCCATGTTATATTATCAAAAAGTATTTCTATTTCATAATCACAACGAGATGTTATTGATTTCCATATCTTGTTTCTTGCGTGCCAATCTTTTGCTCTTTTATAGTTTTTATCACTTCCTATACCAATATAAAAAGGCTCATTTTTATCAAGTCTTATATGTCTATAAACGTATGCCATTTCTTATAATTATTAACTTTTTCAAATAAATCGCAAAATCCAACGCTTCATGGTACGCTTCCATAATCCATTGGTCTTGTGTCATATCATCCCTATCCATTGATTGACCATAAGTTTCTAATCCCTTCAATTCTCTTGCTTTTATGTCGTTTATTACTTCTTGAGTTACTTGGCTCATTATTTATCGGTTTTTGTATGAAACTTCCCACAAACCTTACATCTCATCTGCACTTTTACGACCCCAGTTGCGGTTGTTCTTGTGTTGTTTCTTACTATATTTTCTCCATCGGCTCCGCATTCTGGGCAAGATGCTCTTAGACCTCCGTAAAGCACCCCATAATGAGATTTAGATGGTATATGGTTATTTAAGTGTTTAAATACCTTCTCAAGCAATATTACATCCTTTTTGCAGTATTTAAGCATATCCTCCATTGCCTTTTTATCCTTATGTAACAAAATATCTTTCCAAAGGTTAAATTCTGTTTTAATTTTTTGTCCTATGCCTAAAAAATCTGCTATGTAGTTTAATCGATTAGAATTAAATCTAAACTTAGACCTTGCAATTTTTAACGTATCTATTGTAATGTAATTAGGAAACATAGGTATCCCATGAAACAAACATCTCGTTCTAATCCATGCTAAATCAAATTTATCCCCGTTATGTCCTACCAATTCCGTAGCAGAGTTCGCTACTTGTATAAACTTCTCAAGCATCTTTTTATCGTTCTGCTTGGAATCCCAGTAAAGTCCTTCTACCTCTTTGTCATCTTCCCATTTGTAACAAATGCAAATTATCGCTCGTTCTTTGACTATGTTTGAATAGTCTATATTCTTTTTGTATCCAGCTTCCCAGAATAGACCGATGTTTGGCGAAGTTTCTATGTCAAAGAATAGTCTTCTCCTTGTTGTTCTTTCAGCCATTATGTAGGTTTTTGTTTTTATGCCATACTTGACCTTATCAAGTCCGCCTCGTTCTCTCGTCTAATCACCAGCCCATCTAATCCTTTGCCCTCCCATAATCTTTTACTCCTCTCGATTTGCTCTGCTATCCCATCATAATCTTGTTTTGCCACCAACTCCACGATAGCTTTCATTTCCTTTCTTGACTCGCCATCTAACTTAGCACCTCTGTTATATACCATTGAAACTAAAGCACCTCTTGTATCTTCATTTAAAGAATCTAATTGAGGGTAAATCTTTTTAGTCATTGCGTAATACTTAGGTAACGACTTCTTAACGAAAACATCGTATGCCATATTGTACGGAATAACAACATTTAATACCTCGCCTCTCATCATAGTTTTAACTACCTCACCTTTTACTCCGCAAAATCTTTTCATTGCATTTAAAAAGTTTAAGTTTAAACCAGCCCAATCAGAAAACAAGTCTTTCTCTTTAATGTAGCCTAAATCATATCCTATGCCTATTGTAAGTCCGCTATCGCCTCCAGCCCATATCGGCTTTTGGTATTTACGAGTATATACTTCTCGTCCGCCTATTTCGTGTTGTATAATTAAATCTATTGCTTTGCGGCTAATCATATACAAAAGTATAAACTATTTTTATTATTTATCATCATTTTTTACAGAAAACTTGTCAATGGTAGTAGAACCCATTGCAGCTATGCAAATAGTCATCACTGCCGTAACAATGTTATCCGATAGTGCTACTCCTTTAATTGCGTTAAGCAAAAGTGTTACACATAAAAAGAACGCACTCAACAAGGCGATAACTCGCTTTGTAGATATACTTCCTCGCTCGTCTGATAAAAGATTGGCTATCCATTTCATTTAAAACTTTTTATAAATACCTAAAGAATATTGGTTAGTTGTTGCGTTTAGCAAAAATAAGCCTTTTTTAGGCGAGTAATATCCTAAGCCAACTCCTAACCCCAATTTATTGTCAAATGCCCTTAAATCGGTTAAAAAGCCCAAATAAATGGCACTACGTTCTGGCTTTGTTATTGTGGTCGTATTATAAATAGTTTTAAAGCCTATTTCAGCCTTAAACTCTCTGCTTTGAATAGAGTTTTGATAAATTGTATCTCTTATGTAAAACGTGCTTGAGTCTTGCTTTATTGTATCGGAGTAAACCTTAAGGGTAGAATAATCTCGAATTAACTCTATTGTATCGTGTATTGTATCTTCTAAAACTTGGTAAATCTCAAAAGGAATGTATTTGCCTTTCTTGTATTTTACTATTGTATCGGTAGAGTAAATAGTATCTATTTGTGTAACTATGATTGGCTTGTCGCCTATGTACTTTGACTTATCAAAGATGAAGAATATAAGAACGGCTATTAAAAGAGTTATAATAACCGATTTCACTACTTTTTCTTTTTAGTCTGCTTGTAAATTGCGATACATCCAGAGATAGTACCAACCAATGCTGCCGTAAACTGAACGACTGGAACAAAGTTGCCAAAGCTAATTAACGCACCAGAGATGCTTAACATTACACTTAGAATCGGTTGGTTACTATCGTGATGGTGCATTTTAGTCAGCTTTTACTTCTTCTTTAGGTGCTTGTTCTTGAGCAGCCTTTTGCAAGATGTTTAAAATAGGTTGAGCATAACGGAATGGCGTCTCAAGGAGTATCGCCTCTAATTGTTGTAATTGTTCGTTGCTTAATGTCATATGATTATTTTTTACAAATTTAGGATTTATTCTCTAATGCTGATACTTTAGCAGAAAGTTCTTGGATTGCTTTGACTAATACTGGTATCATCTTAGTATAGTCTAACCAATATTGAGATTGAGTTTCATCTTCATTAGGCTTATGTTGTAATATATGATATTCATTTTCTTTTACTCCTAATTCAGTTAATGCTTGTTCTAATTCTTGTGCAATAAATCCAGTGCTTAAAGCTGAATCATCGTCATCTATTTTATGATTATATGATACTGGTCTTAATTTAGAAACTAAATTTAATCCTAAATCAAGTGTATTAATATTCTTTTTAAAATTTAAGTCAGATGGTAATGAATTTGAATTAGTAGATATTGAACCAACTTGTGTGCTATCTTTAAAAAATAGTAGTATTGCACCATCTGTTGATGTTCTTTGCATTGCTACTGTTGTATTATTGTTAGTTCTAAATATAGTTTGCCCAAGCACATCTAATCTATATCCATTATCAGTTGTAGTTCCTATTAATACATTACCAACACTTGTAATACGCATTCTTTCGGTATCGTTAGTGTATAATATCATAGGGGTATTAGCCCTATTTACTATTAACATATTTTCACCGCTATCAGTAATAATTTGTGCTTTATTTGCATTTCCATTATTACCTAAACTTAATACCGAACCGTTAGCATTTCCACCAATTAATAACTCCATTCTACCTGATGAAATTGTTGAAGTAGTACCGATAAAAACATTCCCCCCACTTGTAATACGCATCCTTGCAACACCTCCAGTGTAAATATCAAAAGGAATAGCAGATGTACCTCCAGCGATTATAGCAGCATCAGTATTAGATGCATTTAAAGATAAGAAACTTGCATTTGCATTAGTATCGTTAATTCTAAATGCTACTGCTGCATTACCATTATTTGATATGCTTAATTTATTTGCTGGAGTTGCAGTGCCAATACCTACATTAGTCCCATTATCAAAGATTTGACTATTTGCTAAAACCCC